ATGCTGATTGGCTATGTCAGGGTGTCAACAAATGACCAAAACACCGATTTGCAACGGAATGCGCTGCAGAGCGCAAATTGTGAACAGATTTTTGAGGATAAAATCAGCGGAAAGACCAGTGAACGGCCTGGTTTAAAACGGGCGCTGCGGACGTTAAAAGAGGGCGATACTTTGGTGGTGTGGAAGCTCGATCGACTGGGTCGCAGCATGCGTCACCTGGTCATGCTCACCGAAGAGCTGCGCGAACGCGGGGTAAACTTTCGTAGCCTCACGGACAGTATCGATACCAGCACACCGATGGGCCGCTTTTTCTTTCATGTGATGGGCGCACTGGCGGAGATGGAGCGCGAATTGATTGTCGAGCGAACGCGTGCCGGGCTGACCGCAGCGCGTGAAAAAGGGCGCATTGGTGGCCGCCGGCGCATTATGACACCGGAAGTCGTTGCCAGAGCGGAACGCATGATGGCGAATGGCGCCACGCTTCATCAGGTTGCGCTGGTATTAGATGTCTCACCCAAAACAATTTATCGTTATATTCCAGCGCCAAAACAGCACCATTTACGCGGTTCTTCTTACTGAACGATCAGCAAACCGCAATCGAATGCATCCTTTCCACTGACCTGACAATCTGAGCACACCCTCAACACGGAGTGCTACAGATGTCTGATTTTCATCACGGTGTCCGCGTCGTCGAAGTCAATGACGGTACACGCACCATTTCAACAGTTTCAACCGCCATTGTTGGCATGATCTGCACCGCAGAAGATGCTGATGCAACGGCGTTTCCTCTTAACACACCTGTCCTGCTGACCAACGTGCAGGCAGCCGTCGGTAAAGCCGGTACAAAAGGCACCTTAGCGGCAGCGCTGCAGGCGATTGCTGACCAGGCGAAGCCGGTTACTGTCGTGGTTCGCGTTGCAGAAGGCGCGAGCCAGGCTGAAACCACCTCTAACCTGATTGGCTCGACGGATGCGAACGGTAAATACACCGGCATGAAGGCGCTGCTGAGCGCGCAAACGCAACTGGGTGTCAAACCCCGCATTCTCGGCGTCCCAGGTCTGGACTCGCTGGAAGTGGCAACAGCGCTGGCCAGCATTGCCCAGCAGCTGCGTGGCTTTGCCTACGTGTCTGCCTGGAACAGCAAAACCATCTCGGATGCCATGAAGTACCGCGAAAACTTCAGCCAGCGCGAGCTGATGGTGATCTGGCCAGACTTTATGGCCTGGAACACCGCCACGAACAAATCTGAAATGGCTTATGCCACTGCACGTGCACTGGGCCTGCGCGCCAAAATTGACAACGACACCGGCTGGCATAAAACCCTGTCCAACGTGGGCGTCAATGGCGTAACTGGTATCTCCGCAGACGTTTTCTGGGACCTGCAACAGACCGGCACCGATGCCGATCTGCTGAACGAAAAGTGTGTGACCACGCTGATTCGCAAAGACGGTTTCCGTTTCTGGGGCAACCGTACCTGTAGCGACGATCCACTTTTTGCCTTTGAAAACTACACCCGCACGGCACAGGTGCTGGCCGATACCATGGCCGAAGCGCACATGTGGGCCAACGACAAACCGCTGACGCCGGTGCTGGTGCGCGAAATCATCGCTGGCATCAATGCCAAGTTCCGCGAGCTGGTCAGTGCTGGTTATCTGCTGGGCGCAAACTGCTGGTATGACGACAGCGCGAACGATAAAGAGACCCTGAAGGCGGGCAAACTGTTTATCGATTACGACTACACACCGGTGCCGCCGCTGGAAGATCTGACCCTGCGTCAGCGCATCACCGACACCTATCTGGCGAACTTCGCCGCATCCGTAAACAGCTAAGGAGCCGGATAAATGGCACTGCCACGTAAACTTAAGGGGTTGAACCTCTTCAATGATTCAAACAGCTACCAGGGCATCGTTACCGCCGTGACGCTGCCGAAGCTGTCACGCAAGCTGGATACCTACCGCGCTGGCGGTATGAACGGTGCGGCGTTCATCGATAACGGCCTGGACGATGCCGCACTCGATATGGAGTGGACGCTGGGCGGGATGGATGAGCTGGTGTTAAGCCAGTGGGGCGCAACCGCCAACGTACCGCTGCGTTTCACCGGTTCTTACCAGCGCGATGACACCGGCGAAGAAATTGCCGTGGAAATCGAAGTGCGCGGTAAGCACCAGGCCTTTGATTTCGGTGAAGCCAAACAGGGCGAAAACGCCGAAACCAAAGTCACCAGCAAAAACACCTATTTCAAACTGACCTGGAATGGCAAAGAGCTGATTGAAGTCGACACCGTCAACATGGTGGAGAAGGTCAATGGCTTCGATCGCCTGGAACAGCGTCGTAAAAATCTCGGCCTGGTGTAATAAAAAAGGCCGGCGCGTCCTGCGCTGGCCCTCTTTATCCTGATGGAGAAAAAATGGAACAGCTTGATAAACCAGAACTGAAAGAAAACCTGGTGGTGCTGGAAAGCCCGATTTCACGTGGTGATGTGGTGATCAGCCAGGTTGAGCTGGTGAAACCAACGGCAGGATCGCTGCGTGGCGTGCGACTGGCTGACCTGGCCTCGTCTGATGTGGATGCCTTGTTAATGGTGCTGCCCCGTATCACCCTGCCATCGCTGACCAAAGCGGAGTGCAACGCGCTCGATCCGGTGGACCTGATTGCCCTGGGCGGCAAGGTGATTGGTTTTTTGTCAGCGAAATCGGCTGGGTAAGCTGGCCCCGCGATCTAACGGTCAATGACCTGATGGCCGACATTGCCAGCGTTTTTCACTGGCCACCCTCAGAAATGTATCTCATGTCGCTGGAAGAGTTACTCGACTGGCGGCATAAAGTGATGATCCGCAGTGGAGTAACCTCTGATGAGTAACACGCTCAAGCTGCAAGTGCTGCTGGAGGCGGTTGATCGGGCCACGCGCCCGTTCAATGCCGTGCGTAAAGAAACAGAAAGGCTGTCTGCGGATATCCAGGAAACGCAAGACCGTCTGGCAGAACTTAACGCCAAATCCGCGCAGATTGAAGGGTTCCGTGATACCCGAAAAGAACTGACGCTGACCCAACAAAATCTTAAAAACACCCGGGCAGAAGCGGCAGCACTCGCCATTGAACTGAAAAACACCAAGAACCCCACCGTTGAACAAGCGCAGGCGCTGGAGAAACTGCGCCTGTCTGCCAACGCGTTACAACAAAAGAACATCCAGCTGCGCCAGTCGGTGCAGGATCAGCGCCAGTCGCTGAATGACGCCGGGATTTCCACGCGTCGTTTGAGCAGCGAGCGCCAGAAGCTGAACCAACAAACAGAGCGGACCCAATCCACCCTTGATGCGCAGGGCGAGTCGATGGGGTTGCTGAATCAGCGCCAGGATAAGCTCAATCGTACCCGGGATCGTTACCGCGCCGGCATGGCGCTGGCGGATAACGTGCAAGGTGCCAGCAACAAGGCCAAAGACTTCGTCGAGAAGGGCCGCAAGGTTATCAATTATCTGTCACCTGCGGATGCGAATAACGGCAAGGATCAGGCGGCATCCCTGTCTGTTAATCCGAACAACAGCGGTGCGCAACCGGATATCGCTGAGCTGAACAAGGCGATGGCCAGCATCGGCCCGGTGGCAAAACAAGCCGGTGTCAGCGTCGGTCAGGCATCGGCGATGATCGGCGTGCTGGCCGAAAACGGCATGACGGGCAGCGCTGCGGGTGCAGGCGTCGGTGCCATGTTGTCGCACGTGCAGGCACCTGATGACAATGCAGACCGCGCGCTGAAAGCGTTGAATGTTGTTACCGCAGATGGCGAGGGCAACAGTCAGCCGATTTTCACGGTGCTCAGCCAGGTGCAGACGGCGTTTGAGAAAAACAAAATCGATGCAGCCCAGCAGGCAACCTATCTGCAGGCCATCTTTGGCGAACAGGGCGCGGCTCCTGCCGCTGTGCTCATGAAAGGTGCCGCCAGTGGGCGCCTGGATCAGCTGTCTCAGGCGCCGGCGGCTCAGCAGCCGGTTGATGCCTCCGTTGACACCAACCTGCAAACCATCAGTCAGGACGGCTTATCCGTACAGTCCGTTCTGACCGGCGTGATGAATATCAATCCCCAGCTTTCGGACAGCCTGCTGACGCTGGCGGCCAGTGGACTGACGTTGGTGGACTCGCTCGCCAGCGTGGGGAATATTGTCTGGCCGGTCATTAGCGGGTTGAGCACCATCATGGCGGGCGCTGAACTGCTGGGCGGTGCGTTTGCCATCATCGGTGGCGCGATTACGGCGACGCTGGGCGCAATTACGCTGCCGGTTGTGCTCCTTGGCGCGGCTATCGCGGCGGGCGCGATGCTGGTTTATCAGTACTGGGAGCCGATCAGCGCCTTTATCAGCGGCGTTGCTCAGGGCTTCAGTGCAGCGATGGGGCCGATAAGTGACGCGTTCGCGCCGCTGAAGCCGGTATTTGACTGGTTCAGCAACAAAGTCTCTGAGCTGGGCTCCTGGTTCTCAAAGCTGCTGGAACCGGTGAAGTTTTCTCAGCAGGAACTGGCCTCGGCAGGGGAGATGGGACAGCGCTTCGGCAATATGCTGGCGACGGCACTCAAATTACCCGGTGAAGCCCTGAATCAGCTGCGGGGCGGCATTGACTGGGTGCTGGGCAAGCTTGGCATCATCGATGAGAAATCTGACAAGGTGAAAGACAAGCTGCCTCCGCCCAAAATGCGCGAACAGGACGACGAGGATGAGGATAACGCGGATGCCCGTCCGGCCGCATCGCGCGCCAGCCTGAACAGCACGCTCAATCAGCCTTTGCCCTCGGTTAACAATTCAAACGTGGATAACCGTCAGCACACGGTCACCAACAACATCAATGTGACGGGCGACCCACAGGCGATTGGACAGGCCGTCGCGCAGGCTTCCACGGTATCGCCGTGGTCCACGGCTGATCGCAGCTATAACTCCATGTTTAGTCTGGATTAATAAACCATGATGATGATATTAGGCATGATGCCGTTTGTACGGCAAACCCTGCCCTTCGACAATTTGCAGCATGACATTACCTACCGCTGGGCGAAAAACAGCCGCGTGGGGCGCCGTGAGTCGACTCAGTTTTTGGGCGGCGGCGACGATAAAATCAAGCTGTCTGGCGAACTCCGGCCTGAAATCACCGGCGGCAATGTCACGCTGTTGGCGCTGAAAACCATGGCCGATGAAGGGCTGGCGTGGCCGCTGATTGGCGGCAATGGCATTATTTACGGCATGTTTGTTGTGACGGATTTCTCGGCCACGCACACGGAGTTCTACAGCGACGGCAGCGCGCGCAAGATAGGCTTTACCCTCAACCTGCTGCGGGTAGACGATTCACTAACCAGTATGTTCGGGGACTTAAAAAGGCAGGCGGAAGAATTGCAAAACCGGGCCAGCGACGCAGCGCAACGGGTCGGCTCTGTCATCAGCAGCGCCACCTCTGCGCTGAACGGAGGGCGCTGAGATGAGCGATATCGTCCCGATTCCCGTGCCCCTGCGCGTTGCGCCTACGCCGGACTTTAATATCAAAATTGAGACGAAGGATAAAACGGAGGATATTCGCCCACGGCTGATTTCTCTGAAGTTGACGGATAACCGTGGCCTGGAGGTCGATCAGCTGGATCTGGTGCTGGACGACAGTGACGGCCAGTTGGTCATGCCGCCCTTTGGCGCGAAAGTGGTCTTAGAGATAGGCTGGAAGGGGCAGCCGCTTGCAAATAAAGGCTCCTACATCATTGATCAGGTCACCTACCAGGGCGCGCCGGACACGATAACGGTGGTCGCGCGAAGCGCCGATTTTAGCGGTTCGCTCGATGTTAAAATCACTGATTCATATCCGGACATGACGGTTGGCGAAGTTGTGGAGAAAATCGCGAAACGTAACGGACTTACCTCCGACGTGCGGCCGGAGATAGCCAAAAAAAAGATTAAGCATATCGATCAGACGCAGGAAACGGACGGCACGTTCATTACCCGGCTGGCTATGCTGGTTGGCGCTGTGGCGGCGATAAAAGATAAGACGCTGCTGTTCTTTGCCCCCGGGCATGGTGTTACAGCGAGCGGAAAGCCGATTCCACTCCTGAATCTGAACCGACAGGATGGCGATAAGTATGAGTACAAATTGTTTAAGCGCGACGATTACAGTGGCGTTGAAGCAAAATGGTACGATCAGAAAAAAGCGCAGCAGCAAGGGGTAACCGTCAACACGATCCCGCCAGCAACACCGGCGGTGAACCCTGTCCATCCGGCGGCCAAAAATATCCCCACCATCGGGCAACAAGATCCGGGAAAAACCTATGTTTTTGGCAGCAATAAGAAGCTGTTCGTACTGAATACGCACTTCAGTAGCCAGGGGGAAGCAGAGGAGGCGGCTAAAGCGAAGTGGCAGGAACTGCAACGTAACCGGGCTACGTTGAAGATCCTACTCGCGCTGGGGGCTGCTGAGCTGATTCCTGAAACGCCGGTCAAAGCCCAGGGCTTTAAATCGGTCATCGATAATCAAAAATGGCTGATTACTAATATCGTGCATACCCTCGATAAAAGTGGATTTACCACCCAGTTGAACCTGGAGCTGATGATTGAAAACGTGGATTACGTCTTAGTGGAAAAACAGGCTGGTTAGATTTAGTCTAATTTAAGTTGCTTTTTGTTTAGTCTTTGGATAATGTTGCACTATGCCAGAGAGGAGAACGACTATGATGCATTGCCCAAAATGTCAGACCGCCGCCCATACGAAAAGCAGTCGCTACGTTTCGAAAGAGACGAAAGAACGTTATCACCAGTGCCAGAACATTAACTGCAGTTGTACCTTTAAAACCCTGGAGAGCGTGTCTGGGATTATCGTCGAACCGGCGCAGATCAATACGGTACCGGTGATGGCGAAAGGGAGCGATAACCCGTCACCGCAGCTGCTGTAAGCCCAACCCGCGAAAGCGGGTTTTTTTATGGATGCGGATTGGATGGGATGGCTGACAGACGTGGCTGAAGGCCAGCGCGCCGTTGACGTTTAAGGGGGCGACAGCGCCCTCTGGGAGTGCTGTTAATAACTGTACGGCGGGTGGGGCGCGCGGGCCCTTGGGGGACGTGGGCAATAAGTGTACGGGAACCTGCAGAGACAGACGGTTCCCGTCGCGGCAACGATTGCCTGGCATTCATAAAAAGCAAAGTATCAGTGAGTTAGCAGGGAATTACCAGGTCAGTTTTTGCGTGTCAGCTTTAACGTTCTTGTTGTACATCATCTGGATCGTTGAGTAGTTACACATATCGATACTGCCTTTACAGTAATCTTTGATGACGCGATCCATGACTTTCCTGTCGGTAGCCTCAGTGAGTTTTTTAAATGCTTTGAGGTTTTGCTGCTCCATCATACGTAACGTGGTGGGCTGGCACATGTCCAACTGACCTTCACAGTAAGCGGCTTTAACCTTACCCTGAATGTACTGGATAACTTCCTGCTTTTGCGCCTCTGAACCATCAAAGTCCATGGGATGGACGAAACCTGCATTCGCAGCGAAAGATGAGAAAAGTACAGCAGCCCCAATGAGTATTTTCAT